CAAAGTTTTCAATTATATTAACATCTGCCGGATTATATGAATATATTTTCTCTAAGTATTGGTCAAAACTGTTTGGATGCTTTCTGCATTCAACATACAGTTTTACATAACATTTTTCTAGGTAACTGAAGTCCATGTCTTTTGTCTTATAAGGACCATCGCTGTCATCATATTCCAACGTATGAAATATTTTATATGGGTTTTCAATAAAGTCAATGTTTCTATCTTTTGTGTCAAATATATGAAAGCCTTTTGTTTCTGAAATGTCAGAAAATGTCATCTGATATTGTGTTCCGAGATAATATACATTGTTTAGGCTTTGTTTACAATGAAAATGTCCCGAAAATACTTTCTCGAATCTATCAAACAAAGATGAATCCATTCCCCCTGGGTGTTTGATTCCTCTAAGAACTTCATAACCATTTAATTCTAAGTGTCCTATCAATATAGGAGCAGACGCTGTTGTGATAAATTCGACAGACTTGTTATAGTTTTCTTTATTGACCCAAGGAAGAAGTGCAATATCCAACCCAGCAAAGGTTTCAATCGTTGGTTCTTCATATATTTCTATGTTGTGTTCAGCACCAAACAATTCAAGAATAGAATTGACACGATTTGTGTTTCGGTAATACACGTCGTGGTTTCCGAGAATACAATGCATATCAATGTTTTCGCTTTGAAGTTTTTCAATAAATCGTTCTCTTACTTGATTTAGAATATTGAAATTAACAAATTTACGTCTGTCCATCAGGTCGCCCGCATGAATGATTGTTTTGATGTTATTATTTTTGAGGTATGGAAAAAGAATATCATCAAAAAATTTCATGAAATAGTCAAAGAATATTTGAGAATCGCCTCTGATACCAAAGTGGGTGTCATTCAAAAAACAAATTTTCATTTTTTCTTCTTCTTTTTCTTCTTCTTTTTTGGTTCAAACTTTTCCACATCACTTTTAGATAATTTAAAATGTTCTCTCATTATTTCATTTATATCTTCTGAATCTTTATCGTAATAATTATTCCGAATCCACGAAGAAAGGTGACCCTCCGTGTCTATTATTTCTGCTAATTTATATTTAATATATGATTGTTTCTTTTCCCTTTCAATTCGTCTTAAGAAAGCGTAGTATACAATTTGTGTAAAATATGAAAAGGGATTCTTTGATTTTTGTGGATCAAAATTATGAGCATATGACAAACAATTCTCAATACCATCACTTATCATTTCTTCTCTATATGGATAGTTGATAAAATTGGGTCTATACGAAAGATGCTCTGCAATCTTTAGAAAACATTCTCCGATATAATTAGTCACCGGTGGTCTGGGTTCGCCAGATTCCTCTGCTTCAATGACAATTAGTTTCCACTCTTTTATCTTTTCAAAGAATTTTTCATTGTCTATATAATGGTTGCTTTTTTTCGCCATATTGTATTATTCACTTTATTCATATTTTTTTCTTGACAAGTTTAAAGGCTTTTATACAATAGTATTGTCCTGATTCAAAGGCCGGGGCCCTTTAATATATTATAAAGGGATGTTGAATCATTTAAAATAATCATCTAAATCCTTACTCCAATCAAACCAACGATTGCCATATTTTGGATCGTTGGGGTCTGATTTTGGTTCTCTTCTTTTGTGGGGTTTCTTTTTCATTCCTCTTGGAATGTCTTTTCTTTTGTTATTTTTATTGCTATCGGCGTTAATAGAATTAATCATTTCTCTAACATCTTCGATATCTAATAATCCAGCATCAACAAGAGACAACAATGCTTTTGGTGGAAAGAAAAGGGTCATAGAAATATAATTTTCTAGATTCTCTTCTGAGTTGTTTTCTTCTGTTGGATTGATTGGAAGAGAGTTTGTCGATTCCATTGGAAAATTATTTTTAATATCCATAAGATCATTTAGTAGATTATTGAAATTTTCTGGTGGATCTTCTTGTTGGGGTTCATTGTAGTAATTCTCTTTAAGAAAATCAAACAAATTGAATGAATCGTCGCCCAGTGTTTGGGTGGTTTGTATGTCTTCGTTTTCCTTTTCGATTTCATACAATTTAATTGCTTCTTCAGAAGGATCCAAGAAGGTTAATATTTCTTCTTTGGGGATTTTGGTTGTCAATTGATCTGAATTGCCCAACCAGTTTTGTAGAATTGTCATTTGTCTCATCATCCCAAAAGAATCTTGCATGGGTGTTGTCTGAAAAGACATAGGACGCTCTATGATTAGTTTATTTTTTTCTTGACCACGAATAGAAGTGATGAGTTCTTCCCCATTTTTTAATTTCAAGATTCTATATGATTTATTTTGTCCCATTCATCCTCCTAAATTCCGATATCTATTCGTGTAAAATCGAATCTCTCATTATTATATATCTTAATTCGTTCGTTGAAGTGTTTAAGTGTGTGGTTGGTGTATTTTTTATACCTCAAATCGTCGGATATGTCATATAATTTTACCCCCTCTTTAGAATCAGACTTTCTAAGACCTCTTCCAATTGATTGCAGAACTCTAATGACCGATTTAGATGGAGAAGCAAATATGATATTATGGACATTCTTGAGATTGATTCCAGTCGAACACGTTCCATATGATGCTACCAAGATAGCATCATCTTCTTTATCAAATTTTTTTCTAATATCTTCTCGCATTTCTACGTCAGTTTTACCATATATCAAATAACAAGATCTGTCTTTATTGTGTTCAGATATCGCATTATATAGTGGTTTACCATGACTTTCAACATAATTAAATAAAATTAGAGTATTTCTCTTTAGAGATTTGGATAGATTTATAATAAAATTATTTCGTTTTTCGCTTTCAGTTAACCATTTGATTTCATCATGATATTTCATCCTTTTGGTTTCGTTTCTTTCTTCGTGGTTATATCTCAGGGTAATACAATCAATATGAAGATTTGAAAGAATGTTCTTGTTGATAAGATCTTTAGCAGAAGCAACTTTGTATACCCTACCAAATAGACCTTCAGTTACCAATTTATGAGTCTTGGAGTTGTCGAGTGTTCCCGTTGTTCCTATTCTGTAGGGACAAGTCCTCAGATTCTCCATAATCCCAGTTAAGGACTTTGCTTTGTATAAATGGGCTTCATCCCCAAATACTACATTATATTGGGAGAAATACGCTCCTGGCTGATTGTAGAGGCTCTGCCACGTTGATATTACAACTCTCTTGTTTGTGTCTTTCTCTGCCCCTTGAAATATCTTATAACAATGCTTTTTCACAGACCAGTCACTATTGGATGAGTAATCTGCAAAGTCACTAAACATTTGACTTACTAAATTCGTAGTCGGAACTATTATTAGAATCTTTGAATCTTTTGGTAGAATATTAAGATAATATCTTACCAAAGCATATATGATGAGGCTTTTACCAGACCCTGTAGCAGATAAGAGAAGACATCTTTCGTGGTTAATTGCGTGATTGATTGCGTCAATTTGGTGTTCGTGGGGCTTGATATATTCACCCCCCACAGTAGGTTTCAATATATTTTCTACAAATTCTTTTGTTTTTTCGAGTGTTAGTTTTTCTTGTATTTTAAAATCAGATTTTACTGTATAGTTTCGATCCCTGGCAAACTCTAGTAAATATGTAATTAGACCCACATACAATGTTCTTTTATGGAGATTGAATAGTCTAATTTGACCATCCCACATTTTGTTCCTAAATGCAGGATGGTATTTGTGGTTTGGGACTTTAAATGTAAAAAATTGACTTAGTTCTTTTGCAATGTCTTTCTCACAAAATATTTTTAAATGAACGCTATCTATTGTTTTAATTTCTATATCTGACATCAAATACCTTGTGTAAATTTAATCCAATCGATAGCAGATCTAATGTACCATTGTCGATTGTTTATTATCTTTAGAACGTTTTCTAGGTACTTTACTTTTTCTTTTTGAAATATAACCTTGTGATTCAATTTGATGTATTCGTCATCAGATTCAATGAATTTGTCGATATCTGTTTTTAGTATATTCAATTGAAAGGGTTCCCAGCCCAAATCATCCAATTCTTCTTGAGACAATTTGCCGGTGTAGTACAACCATTTTTTCTTTTTTAAGATGTTAAAATCTGATTGGAGTTTTTCTAGTAATATCTTTTCGTCCATATAGATGATAAGATACTTATTGTGTAATTGTGGTGTTTTTAGTGATTCTGAATCTAAGTCAGTTTCATCTATTTTCATATCTTTATTGACGATATCTTTGATATCTTTCAAATTCATATTAACATCCTTATTTGCATAGTAACATGAAAAATAAGAGTTTCAATTATAATGTTTCAATTTTGTAGTAATTAAATGCGAATGATGCAGTTGCGATTGTTGGAATTGTATCAGGTAATGTGGAATTGAATTCTATTCCGCTCAGGGCGGTGGGGAATGCATCATAGAATGTTATTTGTAAGTTGGGTTTATAAGAACTATTCATGATAGTCAATACAGCATTTGAAAATTTGTCGTCGTGAGGAATGGTATTTGAAATATCGTCGAGGATGCCGATGGATTGCATCCATTCATACACTTCAATCCAATTTTTCATATTTTCGTCTACCATAAACGAAACACTTAAATCATCATATATGTATTGCCCTGCTGGGGTCTTGTGGGGAATACCCGCAGTCGTTGGAAATCTTGCTACGTCGAAGGCGATAGATGGTAAATTTACTTGT